ATTGAGTTCAGTACCCACACTTGACCATCCAGAATCTGTGACGTTCTGAACTTGTTCATTCTTAAACGTATTTGCCATAATTATCCTTTAATATCAGTGTCATCCGAGGGCAATGGACATAGCCACTGCTGAATTATCGGCTGCTGTTGTAACCTCTGTTGAAGTAGTTGTATCTACAAATGCTGATCCGTCATAATACTTTAATCTATTAGCAGTAGAATCATATGCCAAGTCACCTTCTGCTATAGCATTACCACCACCATCCTGTGTAGGGGTTGATGCAAAGTTATGAATTTGATATATATCTGCAAAGTTATTTATATCTGCAATATTATTTGAACATGTTTCCATGTCATCAATAACATCTGGGATAGCTAATAAAGCCATATCATCAGTAATAGTTGTACTCCCCAGTATAGCCATGTCTGCTGTAACTGTGCTATTACCAAGTACCTTCAGATAACCATCTGTAGTATTAGCCATCGCAGCAGTACCCAGATATGCCAAGTGACCTGTACTTGGATGTGTCATATTAGCTGTACCAAGCAATACAATTTCACCATCTACTGCTGCTACAAGGACTACTTCCCCATCTACTGTTGCTACCTTACTAATATCACCTGCTGTTATATTAGCAACAGTTGTTACCTTATCATCTATTGCTGCAACCTCAGTTACCTTGTCATCTATTGCTGCTACCAACCCAATGTTTGTTGCTAATGGGTTTGCAACTACTAAATCAATATTAGTTTGTTCACTAGAAGTTGGAACAAGTTGCTTCCATGCGGAACCAGTATCATCCCATACTTTCATTACTTCTAATGTAGTATCATAATATAATGCTCCGTCATCTAAGGCATCACCATCATTGTCAAGTCCTACGTTTGCTCCTGCCTCCCTAACAGCAGTTGTGTGTGAACCTAAATACTTATCATCAAATGTATCTACATAACCTTCTGCGAGTAATGCTGAAGCAGCAGCATTGCTTGCATACTTCTTTGCAGAATAATTACTCCCCTCTACTGCCGTACCTTCTACAAATGCTCCTCCTCCAATAGACCATTGCTTTGCTGATCCAGAAGTATTTGCTGCAAGTTGCCCTGCTGCCCATTCCTTGGATGAGTAATCAGTAGATGCTACTTGAGCTGAAGTTTTTGTAGCCCAATCAATTGACGAGCCAATATTATTAGCCGTATTCTGTGCATATGCCTTTGAGGAATATCCTGCACTTGTGGCAACCTCTGCACTACCTACATTTGTAGCCCATTCTTTTGCTGATCCCTCTGCAACTGTAGTCCCAGTAGCATGTTCCTTTGCAGAATACCCTCCAGTACTCTGATCATCAATTCTACCTGTTCCTGTGGCCCATTCTTTTGCTGCCCCCTTACTTGCGGTATCTGTTACACCAGTGCCACCTACTGCCCATGCTTTTGATGAATGATCTGAAGTTGCACCTGAGACTCCTCCATCAACTTTCTGTGCATAATCTTTAGCTGAACCACCAGTAGAAGCTGTAGTGCCATGAGCATACTCTTTTGCACTGAATGTAGTATTTACAGCACCATCAACCTTCTGTGCCCAGTCCTTTGAAGAACCACCTAGTGTGGCTCCTGTCATTGATGCACCCTGTGACCATGCCTTTGCAGAACGATCATTTACTTCTGCACCATTAACACCGTCAGTATCTTGTGACCATGACTTGGATGAACCACCAGTTGAGGCTGCAGTTCCTTGAGCATATTCCTTTGCAGAATAAAAAGCAGTACCAGCCACAGTAGTTCCATCTGCGTGAACCCAATCTGCTATTGTTACAAGATAAGATGCACTATCTATCCCATCTTGAATCAAATTTAATGCAGCCTGTACAGCTAATTCATTACTTCCTGCACCTATATATACTGGACTCTTTGACATTAGACTCTTTCTACTACCGAAATAGTTATATCACAAGATTGTGTTGACGTTACATTTATTTTATCTCCAGTAAGAGCCGGGGTCGCAGCAGAATTATCACCACTTTGTACGACCAACTTACCAGGGATAAGATCTACTGATGTAGCTGCTGGAAGTGGTATTGTATGTGCAAGTCTTATTGTTTTTGGAGCACCCCCACCTGCTGAAGCATGGTCTACTAACTCAACTGTTAATTCTCCAGAACTTGCTGATGTGCTTGCAACAAGTAATCCTATTATGACAGAATTTGCAGGCCCTAGATTTCCAACAACCCCATCATCTGGTGCAGTATATACTAATGTTTCTGTTGTTACGCCACTCGTAAGATAACGTTTATACCTTTCAGCCATATTAATCTCCTAATATCATTTGATTTTTTCTTGCTACACGAGCAATCATTGATTCTAAAGCTTTTGTAGTGCCTTGATCTATTATAAAAGAGGCATCTAATGTAAGAGCACCTGGTGCTGATACAAGCCTACCCCCCGATACAGTAGCAAGAAGATTGCCAGAACTATCCTTAATAGTCATACCATCCAAAAGAACTACATCATTTAATGTTTTATTTTCTAAAGTAGCTACAGAATCTACTGCAGGAATATGGTGACCAATACCATTAAGCCCGTCATGTACACGAAGACTCCATGGATATCCAGCATCATCTGTTTGAACAGTTATTTCTGCTTCTGCCCCAGCAAAAGATTGATGATCACTAAGATCACCTTTCCTAAATTTAATAGCTACACCCATTATCTCCTCACAACCAATCTGTTAAAATTAACCCCGCCTGTTATACTTGCTGGATTTAAAGGTTCGACTCTATCTGCATCTGCAATTATTCCCATCTTCTTACTTCTAAAGTACTCACTCTTTTCAACATTACGTAGATCATGCTCCTTAAGGTATGCCCTTTCTAAAGCTCCAAATGTTAATGAGTCCACCCAGACTCCATCAATAGGACATTGTGTAGTATAATGAGTCGGATCTATATCAAAAGGAGAATCAGAACCTAAAGAAATTGTTTGATCCGTTTCATTAAGTGTAAGCTCTTGACCAACATCGTCTATAAGAATGGCCCCTGTAATCCATCCATTAAGAGGGGTTACTATTTTCCGTAAGTCCCCGGTATCTGAAGTTGGGTCAGATCGATCTAAATAAACAGAAGGCACTTCATCACTCATTCTTGTTGGCCTAGATGTCCCATCTAAAACTAACGTTTCCTCATCTGCTGGTATAGGCCATACCCTTATTGTCTCTGATGATCTCTGATCCAAGACTAAAGCTTGTGGCTTCCCTGAGGTTGCCTTCCAATCTTCAACAGATGACCATAGAGGATTGCCAAATATTTGGGTAATGGAATACTCTCCGTCTTTAATTATAAGTGGCAAACTACCTTCAGAGTGCAATCTTTTCATCTCTGATGTGGTAACTACAGGTAACTCCCGTCCCGTTAAAGACCCACCACTTATATCCATCAACTCAGTCGGAAGAGGGATTAGATACGTAGTAGGCCCAATGGTAACACTTGCTTCTGCTACAGGTAATCTTATTGCCCTGATAAGATCAACTAAAGAATCATGAATATAATTATTCAATTCAGTCTTTGACCATCTTATAAAGCCAGTATCCTGCAGAATATTTACTACTCGTGATCTAATATCGAGTAACTCAATCATGCAACTTCTACCTCTTCCATATCAGCCTGTATCTGTTCTTGATTAAGAGTAGATGATTTCGGGAATTTAAGAACCTGAACATTGTATCTGTTTGCATCATACCCTGTAAGAGCAGCACCCTCACTAGGTTGGATATAACGTCTCTCGACACAATTCATTAATATATCAAAATGCCCAGGTGGTATTGCACGCCTGGAATTTCTTGGGAACCTTAGTACCCAATCATTATGTGTTACTGTTACTGGCCCCATCTGTGATGGATCGTCACCGAACCCAATGACTACACAACCCCAGCCTTCAGGTACTTCTAAATCTTTTCCAACCTCTTGAGAAAGATCCTGACCAAATTGATGATGTACCGATACTGTCTTCTGACGACCTGAATCATACATTGGATTATTAAGTGTTGATCCATATTCGCCTGTTGGTATCATCCCGCCTGCTATTGCCATATTAACCTGTGTTTGATAAAGAAAAGAATTCTTCCAGACTTAGGGGGATCTTCCCCACGTAGTCTGAAACTTAGACGAACTATATGATTTGATTCGTCTGGTGGAAGAAAAATAGATTCTGGCTTTTGCTGAAAGGAATAAGGAACATCCGGCAGCTTAGTCCAGTCTAAATATAACTCATCTTCTTTAGCTTGATTGACTCTGCCAACACAGATCTTTACATCTATGCCTGAGAATGGTTCTGTCATAACAACAGAGATCCTTTCCGGCAGTGCCTTTGGATAAAGACGATGATCAAAACGAGCATTTGTAATAGCAAGTTCTTCGTTAGTGAGACTATCAGATGTAATCTCCATAATAGAACTTTCAAACAATTGCTCAGAAACAGGGGCAGGAGGTTCCCACCCCTGAAACTCTTTAGGCATTCATACTCTTAGCTTAAGAGAGAACATCCACACTCGATCCGATAGATCCAGTCTTCATTCAGGATTTGGCAAGCATACCAGCTTTTCCAACCCACTGAACCAGACTGACCCAGAGGATCAGTTACTGCAGGCTGTGGCATCACAACCTTAGGTATAACTGCATCATAACCAGAGAGTGTTACACACCCTAGTGATTCTGCAGAAAATATAAGCACAGGATAAACCTGAAACTTTGTACCAGCAGGCTGAAGTACCATAGTAGTATTACCACCATGAGCTGCTCCAAACTCTGTTGTTACACCAGCTTCAGCATAATCCCCAGTATCAGCAACAGTTCCAGCAGTCGAACCAAATGATGTTGTGGTTCCATGACCAGGAACATAAGTTGATCCCTGTGTAAGTGCTACGTTCAAGTTTTTATAAGCAGTTCCAGCCGGATCTTTTCCGAATGGTGCTGCTTGAGTTGTAAGAACGAAACGAATAACACCCACTGCCCCAATTTCTCCAGGTAGCATTTGCTGACCATTATTACTGTACTTCTGATAAGGAATAAATCCAGGAAGCCCTTCAATATCCTTACGAAGATCAGTATGACCTACAGCAACATATGCTTCAGGTACTGGCTCAGTATTATACTTAGGAGATGGAGTCATCTGCTTAGCAATTTTACGAGCTTCCTGATATTCCAGTGTACGTACTGCAGTATCCAGAAGGTTTGTATTTGCTACTTGAGATGAAGCATTCACGCCAACAGTGTTACCAAGTGTTTTTGAAACAGTTAGTCTAGTAGTACCACCAGCATAAGCTGCTTGAGTACCAGAACGTGCGTGTAAGTAGGTGAGAAAATCCATTAGTTCTGCAGCCTGAATTGATTGTCGTTCAGTAATCTGCTGAATAATTGGATCTTGTGCTGCTGCTACGAGAACATCAGTTGTGGCAACGTATGAACCAAATTGATTCAACTTCACCTTTATGATGGTCTGCAACAAACTATCGGCAGGAGGCTTCACGCCCTCAGCCAACGGAACGAGAGGCAGCCCGAATTTTTCAAAACGCTTCCAACGAACTTCTAATCCGCCTTGACGTTCTTTAGTCTCTTTCTGTGCAAAACGTGCAAAGACCATATTTCTCTTTGCAATCGACAGAAACTTCTTCTGTATTTTAATAGCCTCTGTTTCATCCAGAGAGCCATATTTCATAGTTCCCGAAACAGTTACCTGTCCGGTTCCCCCTCTATTATGTCCGGGGTCTGACGGTACCCATGTTGTAGCCATTTTTCTTGCTCTATTAAAGTTTTAAATTAAAGGAAAGAGAACAAGATAATTAAGGCTTAATCACCTATCGCATCAAATAATGCTTCACCACTTAAGCCTTGAGTCGGATCTGATGTTGTGGACTGAGACTGAGATCCTCCCATTAGTTGTGAAGCTTGATGTCTTCTAAGGTCTTGTTGTTCTTGACCTTGATACATCCCTCCACCACCTCCGTTCAGTTCCATGTACATCCTAATAACCTGTACTTTTGCCTCATTATCCCCCTGAGTCATAGCTGTTCTATACATTGAATCCTTATTAACCCAGTCTATAAAAGACTGGTCGTCTTCAATACTAGGCCAAACACCATGCCCAAGCTGTCCATCAAAGAATGTTTGCCTAGACATTGAATCAAACTTCTGATTCAACTCACTCATAGGCGCATCATACTTATCTTCAACAAACCGACTTACCTTGTCATCAAATGATTCTTGTTCTTGGGATCTGAATGCTGCCATCTGCTTCCTTACTAAACGATCTGCAATTCTTTCTGAAGTTCTCATCACCTCAGGGAAATCTTCGATCACTCGTAAATCATCTTCCGACAATTCATCCTCATCCTTGTTTATATTAGCTTGGGTATTTAGTTCGTTTTCACGTTCTATCACCGCAAGTCTAGCTCTCAGCTCTTGATTCTCTCCCTCTTTCTTCTGCTGTGCACTATATGCACGATCAGCATGAGGTCGAATATCTTCATAGCTTTTAGTAACTGAAGCTAACTGTTTTCTTAATTCAGCTACTA